TACGACCATCATCCTTTTCAACGGGTTGATAATCTAAGTTCTCGATAGCTGGAACAATAGGTGATTGGACTCTGTTCTGTAACATATCTAACTCACCACTAAGGACACGACTCATAACAGAGTTAGCGTGAATCCTATTCTGTACAAATACGATTGCACAATCAGTACTCTTCGCTGGGAGAATAGTCTGAGTAATAGTCTGAATCTTCTTTTCAACCCTATTGACTGAGTCATCAAGTTCATCAATATCGTCCAAGATAATCATGTCAGGACGAAGGTTATCTAACTTGACACCACGTGCGCCGGTATCAAGTCCAAAGGCTAGAATATTAAACCCGTTAGCAGTACGTAGTTTTTCAGCGTTCCAACCCTTTGAATATCCATACTTATTGATGGCACGTTGAATACCACACTTCTCCATCGTGTTTGCAATATCTGCAACGTGACGGTTAGCAGCATCCTGAGTTGAACACACATATAGAAGGAATCGCCTAGTAGCCTTGACCGCAATACGACTAGAGATAAGTTCCATAGTAGTGGACTTACCACCACCACGAAACCAACACTCAATAAGTGCAGGAGGTGGATTACCAGTCTCTATACCTTCAGCCCAGTCCCAAGCACGTATGTGATGTTTAGCAAGTGGAGCCGATGCAGCATGAGGGGCATAACGCTTTAACCACTTAGAGTATTCTAATTCGTGTCCTTCAATAGGATGAGCAACTGAACCAAACTCACTTCCATCTATGTTCTCATCAAACTTTTCTTGCATTGCTTCAAGCAACGCTACAGTCAATGGCTTATTCGGACGGACGAACTTCCTCAACGCCTTCGGAGTAAGTCTCGTATTCACCTGACTCTTCTGTGCCATCAATTACCTCAGCATCAATAATCATGTCATCAATCGTGTGTTGATAAACAGCGAGCAATTTACCTACACCAGCCTTGATACCTTGTAACTCCTCCGCATTACTGACGTTGTCCTGAATGATTTTAACCATCTGCATTACAAGACTAAATGCTTGGTCCACCTCAAGAGTATAGGCTTTCTGATGAAGTAAGCGTTGCTCTGTCTCAACAATAGACGTTCTTTTCTCAATGAGTTCAATAACATCTTTGGCAGCTGCAAACTCAGTCATTACATTTTCTAAGGCTCTGCCCATTTCAGCGAACACTTCCCAGAAATCATCTGAGTACTTCTTCTCACAACACGTTCTGTATATCTCTTGTATCTTTTTGTACTGGTCAATACTTACGCCTTCAGCCGCAGCCTCAGCCCTAGTATCAAGAAGTGCAGTTATATAAGCAGCATCATCTCGAAGTGACCACAACTCAGGGTCTTCACGTAGTTCATCAATACGACCTAGTAACCTTGAACCTACGTTCCTAAACCGACCTGATGCGTTTATACTTTTAACGCCTGTCTGAAAATTAAGGGTATTAGTATTTGCTACTGCTGGTACTCCGCCGTGGCGTAAACAAAAGTTGGAGTTCTTAATTGCAAAGTTTTTACATAAGTAATTGAGCTTACCTTTAGTAATCTCTGCTTCACATAATTTGACCAAGCCACCATTACGTGTCTTATAACGAACACCATCTTTTTCCGTAATGGGGTCATCAGCCTCAGTTTTTGAACCGAAGCCTGGATAGTATCTGAACTTAGCCAATGTTTTTACTTAGTACCTTTGACAGTGTATACTCACTGTATGTCAGATATATCAGTACCAGACCATTATCGCAAAGGAACAATCCAACCAGTTGAGGCTATTAGGGACTGGGAACTAGGATTTACCCTTGGAAATGTAGTCAAGTACGTATCTCGTGCTGGCAAAAAAGAAAGTGCCAATCGTCAAGATGACTTGATGAAGGCACTCTGGTATTTAGTTTATGAGTTGAATAGTGGAGACGTTGAGTCTACTGATAAGTTCTTAAAAGCTTATCAAGATAAAGATTAATCAGAAGATTGAAATCATATCTGAATATTTCCTAGCATCATCATTTTCATCTGACTTCTTCTTCATTTCCATCGCTTTAGATGGGTTGAACCTAGACTGAGTCTGGAACCACTGTTGCATTCCAAGACGAACTTGTTGTTGTCCATCAGGTGGAAGTTTACGGAACGCTTCAGAACCAGAGAGTAATCTCATATACTCAGAACGGTCTTTAGGCTGACCCTTTTTCATAGACTGTTCTACAAGTGAAACACCATAAGCAAGAGCCTTACCTAGTGGTGTACCTTGATTAGCCTTCAAGAAGTTAAGGGTGTCACCACCAGACTCAGGTGCTTTAGGTGGTCCGAATACAGCCTTATTAGTATTACCCATACCGTAAGACATACCTGACTTCATCTTTACATCACGAGATGGTTGTCCAGAAGCAGTCAAGCCTTTATCTCTATTCTCATATACCTTTCGGACACCAGAGAAAATATCTTCAGCCATTATTTCTTCTTGCCCTTCATCATAAAGGCTGGCATCTTCTTAGCACCCTTTTTCATATCAGCCTTATCAGCCTTCATAGGCATCTTGTCCTTTGCGGACTCAACACCCATCATCTTCGACATCGACATCTTTCCCTTAGGATAAGGCATACCCATTGGCATTTTAGTTACTTCCTCTTCTTATAAATGGCAGTAGCCTTGGCTTCCTGCTCTCGACTTGGTTTGATTACCAACTTACCCTCAGCGTTGGAATGCTCTGCGTACTCGGCTTCCATTGCCTGTCGCATAGTCGGGCGATTGCCTAACTTATGCTCACGTTGCTCCATTTTCAGAAGCTCCGTTTTGGTAGGTGCTTTCTTGAGATTATGTTCTTTCGTTTCTACGGTAATCAAAGTACCCATAGAAAGATGGTTCATGTGTTTGTTCATCTCATTCAGCATTTACTTAGCCTTCCCTAATACTTTCTTTAGTCTAGGATTCTTAGCCTTTGCAGCAGGACTTGCCTTACGTGCAGAAGTTGCCAGGATAGCACCAGCACTGTCCATAGAGATACCTTGCTTCTTTGCAATCTCTGCTTGTACTACTTTGAATCCACGATGCGCTTTAGTTTTCATCATTATCTCGCTAACAATTCCAAGCCCGTAAGGACTTATTAATTCTACTGTTAGGGTCTCTTGCAGTCTTAGGGGATGTATTCTTGGCTCGCATACCTTCCATCCTAGAACAGAATGACTTACGGCGAGCAGCATCTTTAGGTGTCTTAGGATTAGGTGCTGGCGGTTTAAGGTTAGCACCAGTAGTCTTCTTAAAATGCGCTCTACCAGCAGCGTTCAATCCACCCTTAGGATTTTGGTATTTCTTGACAACGCCCATAAAACGATTGTAACGTATATCCCTAATATTACATACCTGATATTATTGTCATATGGCACAGAAATTAATCACTTCAACTGATGACCCTTTGTACATCAATGCAATCGTACACCTAGCTAATCTCCTTGATGAACGCACCTTTGGTACACCTATGGGAGTATCCCCTAAGTGGAAAGAGAAGTTTAATGGAAAGCAATATTGCGAAGAAGGCTGCATTAATGGACGTTGTCCAGGTCACAGTCTAATCTGTAATCTAGGGACTATCACCAAGCATCCAACATATAGTTTCTTTGTATTCCACCGGGAAGAGTACTCGAATGGAAAGAATAATAGCGTCATCTACTTCTATGAAGATGAAGCAAAGGCTGAAACTCAATTCAATACCCTAAAGCGGAGAGCAAGGGATGTTTGACAAGTTAACTAAGCGTGAGCTTGACATCCTTCACTTGATTGCCATAGATAGGCTAACCGTTAATCAAGTTGGAGAAAAATTACTCATCTCTAAAAGGACAGTGCATTTCCATTTACAAAACGTATACAAGAAGTGCAATATTGCGGATACTAACCGTCACCTCATAAACCTTGTATTAGATTACTCTGAATACTATAGAAACTTAGTTGACAAAGAGTAGTGTTCGTGTATACTGTCTTTGTCTGAATTGCCACCTACCTACCTGATTCAGATAACCTTTCTACCTAGATAGAGCCAGCCGTACTCCCAGCGGCTGGCTCCTCCTCATTTACATCCCAGTAGAACCGAATCCACCTACACGTACAGCATCAGCAGTCATACGTGGATACATATCAGCATCGCATTGAGCGAATACTAACTGAGCAATACGGTCTCCTGCGTTGATGTTGAACTTCACACTATTCTTTCCATTAGGCACTTTAGACAGGATGACCTTAATCTCAAGGTTATAGTCTGAGTCGATAATACCGGGCGCATTCAGCACGAATACACCATACTTGGCAGCAATGCCTGAGCGTGAGCAAACCATAGCGTAGTGACCGCTAGGGATGTCCACAGACACACCTGTAGACACAACGACTACTTGACCGTCACTCAGTTCATAGTCATCAAGTGAATATAGGTCAAATCCAGCTGCGCCAGACGTAGCCCTAGTAGGAACACGAGCTTCCTTAAACAGTAGGTTGAACATTCTTCTCTTCTTCCATCTCTTCCATTACTTCAGCAATAAAGGGGAACTGAACTTTGAACTCAGCGAATATCTTGTTAGCAAGGTCTTCGTGTTCACTCTGCGTACCGTTACCTCGACGCACGTTCATATAGTGAATCCAATTACGGATGTATGAGTTAGCGTATACCTTTGTAGGCGCACACTCAGGCAGGATAGCCCTAGCGGTTTCGTAAGCTACTCCACACTCAATCAAAGAATCATATGCGTCTTCAATCTTGCGAATTGCATCAGAAACAATGCAGTCAGCATATACCTGGACATCAGTAGGTAGAGGAATGGACAACTGTCGATTGTAGGGATGCTTTCCACGCATCTCTGGAGGTGCAATACTATCTTTGACTTCTGCATATCGTTGACTGAACTCCTGCACTCTGATACTTGAATGCCGTATGAATTGACGGCTAACCATCCTACTGGTCTTTATCTCTATCGTCCAGTTAGCCATTTCAAAGATTGACCAATGACCATTACGTATGCAGTACTTTAGTAGACGCTTGTTTTCTTTTTCAGTCCTATTGGACTGTGTGCTAGAAGAAACTCTAGCACAATAACAAATATGTTCTTCAGCATCTGGTGTAGACCAGATTGTTCTTACTTCGTTCATGTTAATCCTATAAAATCGATTATGCGTAAGTTATTTGAAACACCTGCTAATCGACAGGCACAAGCATATGCAGCACTCAAACTACAAGGAAGGCTGTTCTGCTTATACGGCGAATGTGATGTTGAACTAACACCAAAGACCTGTAAGCATGACATCAACTGGAATACACCTGAGTTGTCTGGAATATGCGAATACAAGCAACGTACGCATCGCTTTGGAACTTACTCTGACGTGATGATTACCAAGTCAAAGTGGGACTACCTACGCTCATATGACGGGTATGCAGTACTACTAACAGAGTTTACTGATGGTGACTACATAACCGAAGTCCAAGGAATACCTAACTTAGAATCAAGATTAGCTGGACCAAGAGTAAAGAGGAATGAGTTTGACGAAGCGCAGTCAGTTTTCATTCCTCTTACTTATTTCATAAAACTTGAATTATGGATACCTAAGCAAATGGGTCTGTTATCTCATCCATTGCTACAGGTGCAGAATTTGCCGACTGACCTGGCTGACCCGGTTCTCTAGTCTTTCCACTATCCAAAGGCTGAATCGTATCAGCGACAACTTCCCATACCTTGCGTTGTTGGTTGTCTTTATCAGTGTATTGGCGAACCTGCAAACGACCCTCAATAGCAACAAGTCTACCCTTAGATAGATATGTAGAAGCAAAATCCGCAGATTGACCCCAAGCTGTGACATCGAAGAAGTCCGTTTCTTTTTCCCTGCCCTTACGGTCTACTGCAACACGAAGGTTAGCAACACCCTTGCCAGTTTGAGTCATACGGTGTTCAGGGTCAGCAACTAAGCGACCTACAAGGATAACTCTATTCAGCATCAGTGACCTCTGGATTGAGTGTTACGTTGTAAGTATCTTTACTCTTGAGCGAAGATGCAATAGCCAACTCAGCAAAGTCAAGCATCAACTTAGCAGGAACTTTAGTAGAAGTCATACGGATACGAAGCCAAGCTTCACTAGCCGTTAAACCAGACTCAATAGTGATTCCGTCATCATCAGAAAACGACAAATCGTATGTACCAGGATTGGCTGGATTGATTACGAGTTCAACATCAGAATCCCTTGAAAAACTAATTAACTTCATTACTAACTCCTCTGACATTACCTGTCATCAGTGCCAGTATATCACAAATCACTTGACACTACTGTTAGAGTTACGTTTGAAACTGCGATTGGTCGCAGGTTTCACCAACCGTAGGTTGGAAGGTGCGTTAGTACCACCCTTTGAAAGAGGTTTCTTGTGGTCGATATCTTTACCCTTACGGGCTACTCCGTTTGCGTCCATAACTCTACGAGCCTTCTGGCGTTCCATACGGGCAGGATGTTCAGCTCTAGCGACCTGCTGTGCGTATTCTTTTTTGTAGGGTCTTTCCTTGTTGACGTACGGCATGACAGCATCATACCAAAACGTCTCTCTTACGTGCGTGTATTTAATATACATACTTAGTATGTATATATTCTTGTTAATAGGGGTATAAAATTCTTTCCCCTCCCCCCACAAAATATTTACCCC